TAACGCCTGTGTTGCCCACTTGGACTCCAACTGAAGTTTCTCCGATATTAACTTTTGTAGTTGCATCTCGGTCAACCTCCTCAAAGGTTATGAAAAGTAAATCTGGATTATGAAACCCAGCACCTTCCACTTGGTTTATATCTCCTGAGTCAACCTTCTTTACAAAATCCTCAAGAGCAGCTTTATCGTTCTTGGCCTCAAGCGTCTCATTAATATATATATTTTTATAGTTTGCTTGGACGCGATACAGCTTCATGATGTATTATATAACAAAATGTGATAATAATGCAACTATGTGGGTGCTCCCACCTGCCTACATTCAAATCGAATGGCTAATTTCTCTTTATTTACTCTATTTTGGTCCATTTTTGCTAGATGTCTTGCAGAAAATCTATAGCCATCCATAGAACAATCTGCCCAATTATCATACTGAATGCCCATAATTGCACTGCCAGGGCACTGCATTGTTAAATAACTACATACATGTAAAACTAATACAAATTTTCCCATAATTACCTATATTATCCTAGCTTATTATTTTGTTGCATATCCCATCTAAATGTATATATAGAATTCATGCTTTTTACAAAAATAACTAACAAAGAGGATAACATGAAAAGTGAAAAATCAAAAGCTGAACTAAGTGCGGCTGAAAAACTTGGTGAAGCTTTGGTATTACACCCTGAGTGGGAAGTAAAACCTAAAGTTGTTGAAATGGTACATGAGTTTACTGTGTCATTCAATGAGTCGACAAAGAAGTTAACATTAACTGTTAATGGCGAAGTCTATCGAGAGATGGATTGTAAAGATGTCTTGAGTGGTAAAATAAAATTTCATCAAGGTATTAATGAACTTAATCATAAGTTTAACCTATGGAAGTACGATGACAAGAATTAATTGTGCTTCAGAAATTTTTAGGGAATGGGCTGAGAAGGTATCTGAAACCTTGGATGAGTTACCAAGAACAACGGTTACCGGACAACCATTGGAATATTCTGATGATGAGTTTCAAAAAGTAATGGCGAAGCTGCAGCAGTGTTCATTTAATTTTGCTGAGTTTCCAATTTACCCAATCAACGAAAAAATTGCTTGTGAGTTAGTTTATAGCCAACTCGCAGGGTACGATAACGAGGACTAAAATATTATGAAAGATTTAATTTTTAGTATGATCTTTATTGGCCTTATGCTGGCAATACCACCAAAAATATTATTATTTATTTTTGGATCATTAACCTATTTATTGTTTTACTAAGGAGGAAAAGATATGAACAATCAAATAAAAAATAAATACTTCGAAACAACAGACTATACGAAGTTTAAAAAAGCTAGAGGTAATAGACCTGTAGATGAAGGACACGTTAGGCAGCTAAAAAGATTAATAGCTGAAAAAGATTTATACGATCCTATTCGTGTAAATAAAAATATGGAAGTAATAGACGGACAACATACTTTACAAGCTAGAAAAGAACTAGATCTAAAGGTGCCATATATTATTATTAATTCAGACGACCCACTTGATGTTGCAAGATTAAATACTGGTCGTAAGAATTGGTCCATGGAAGCATACTTGAGTCATCATTGTTCAAGGCAAAAAAGAGATTATCAAATTTGCAGAAACAAAATGAATCAATATGGTTTAAATGTTGCAGAAGCAATGGTGTTGCTTTTGAAACAAAGCTCTCTCTGGAATAGAGTTACCACTGAATTTAAAACAGGAGAATTTAAAATCCCTGCAGGTGGTATTGAAAATACAGATAGAGTTGGCAGCCAATTGATGCAACTAAGAAAATACTTTTTAGGTATGGATGACACAAAACGTAGATTAAAAAGATCTATGGTTTATGCTTATATCATAGCTGATAAGCACCCAGAGTTTGATTTCAAAAGATTTAAAACTGCTTGTGCAACAAAGTCTTCTTGGTTCTTATCTGGTACTAGCACTAAGGATTACATCACTATTATTGATAAAATTTACAATAGTGGCCGAAGTAAGAAAAAAGTTAAACTTGTTGATTTCTTTGAATCAAAAGAGTATCAAGAACACTAATAGAGAGGGAAGAATGAACATCAATAAATGGAAGTCATGTGCAGTAGATATCAATACTTATTGTATTATTAGAGCAATGGGACAACAGGGCTTTAGGAGGCCTGGGTCTATGATTGCCAAAATAGTTGATGATGAGATTAAAAAAATAGCTAAAAAAGAGGGGAAAAGCTATCAATCAATGAAAGAGAATTTACTATCTCAGGGTAAGAAATTACTCAATGGTAAATAGTCCAACGGTTGGATGGTTAACCTTATAACCGAGAGGACGGAAAAGGGCCGGGAGACTGGCCCTTTTTTTTACTTGCAATCAACATTAAAATATTTATTAATCAATATATGTATTCCTAAGCCTAAATGAAATAAGTGGGGCTTTCAAAACACTTTATTAATCACTAACAACGAAACTCAAATTTAACTTTTAACAGAGGATATTTTTGTGGAGATTAAGAGAACTGCTAAAAAAAGTGGTGAAGAAATATTAAATGATGCTTTAGATAAGCTAGTTTTAAGCTGCCCTAATAAGAAAGCTTATGACCAAATAACAAGTTTAATGTTTCAGTTGTATTGTGGTAACGACTATGGCTTAGGAAATTTTAGTTTATCCTTTCTTGATAAAATTGAGAAAAGGTGGCAATCAGGTAGAAAAGCTGCAGCAGCTGCTAAAGGTTTGAAACTGGTTGTTAAAAATGCTTAACCACGGTGTTATATATACATCCATATCTTTTCCCGCATCGTGGTTATGCGTATGTCAGTCGATCATAAATTAATAATTATTAGCACAGTCGAACTATGCCGAGAACTAGAAGGTCTTGATAAAACAGAATTTATTGAGTCTATTCACGATCACTACGAGCACTCTCTTTTCATGAAATATCCTGTTAGGGAAAGAAAAAGGTATTATGACTTGCTCTCCGAACTTGTTAAAAATTTTGGGCATTAGGTTGGCTAAAGAAATTACAAAAACCAATATAAGCGCAGAGGAAAGAATATTCCAGGCTATCCTGGTGCAGGCCTTAGAAGATGCTATGACTACTTCAGCATTTAAAAAAGAAACTTATTGGAAGCATGATGCTCATAAATGGTTTTTAAGTAATTGTGAAGATTTTAAAAACGTTTGCTGGTCAGCTAATATGGATCCTGAATTTATAAGAGGAGAGTATTTAAAGTTAATAAGAGAGAAAAAAATCAAATTTACAAAAATGCAAAATAGTTGGATAAATTATAGAGAACTTTATAAATTGCATAGAGCTGCACAAAGTAAGGAAGAAAGAAGAGAAATTAAGAATTTAATTGTAAAATTAAAATTTAATTAAATGGAAATAGATATAAATAAGATTCATCAGGGAACCTTAGCTGAGGATTTGTTTTCTTTTGTCGAGTTAGAAAATTTAATAAATTTAAAACCATTTGTTAATATTAATAGATTTAAACCTACTTCTTTTGATAACCCTAAAATAACTAAAGAATATAAATGGCCTATACCTATTTGGTGTAGTGATCGAAATATATGGCCTGTAAAAGAGGTTAAAACTTTTATAAATGAAAGCGCTTGTTATTTGAGTGATTGCAGTAGAGTAAATAAAAAGATTAATTTATTTTGTAAAAAATTAGAGGAAACTTTTAAAAAACCTGTTGATTGTCATATTTATTTTTCATTAAAAAAGAACACGAAAAGTTATGATCTGCATAATGATAATTATGCAACTTTAATTTTAGCACAGGAAGGTGAAATAAAAGCTACTGTAGGCGATCAAATTTTTTATTTAAAAAAAGGAGAGTATGTGTGTATACCACCTAAAATATATCATAAGGTTGAGCATTTATCTGAAAAAAGATTATCTTTAAGTTTTGTTTTATTTGAAGGGGAAGGTAATTTTGAAGAAAGAGATTGGATTAATTTTAATTAGTCATGGTGGCGAAATTAATTGGTAAACTCCAGGGGGAATGATCGAAGAGCTAAAAATGACTTAACCCCCTGAAGTAAACTAATGAAGTATATGAAATAAACATAAACTAAATTAATGCTATCATATTCGGTTTTCTGTGGCAAATGTTATGTAGATTAGAATGGTTCTAAAGGGATACCGGACACCGGAAAATCTACTATATAGATTATCTAGACCCCTGAGCAATAAAAAGTACCCCAGGGGGTAATTATGGTGTATCTGGTGTATCTAAAAGACTATTATTCAATAATACCAACACTTTTAATCAATTTTAGTGGTGTATCTATGGTGTATCTATGGTGTATCTGGGATACACCACTCTTGTGCGCGCGATACTCAAAGTTTTTTGGACTACTTACTTTGTGATGAAATAATCTATATAGTAGAAATATTATGATGAAGAAATTAATATTCAATACTGCTAAAGAAGCTTTTCGTAGAGGTTTTAAAAAGTATAAAAAAGGCAAAAGAAAGACTGAAAGAGTACCTTATGATTTGGTCAAAGCTGATGTAAAAAGAAAAATAAGAGGAACAAGATTTTTTGTAGGGGCAGAAGCTAAGGCAAGACCTGGAATTGGTTCTAAAGGACTTCCAAGAGGTGGTAGACCTAGAATATTTGGTAAAGCTTATGCATCTGATAAAAGAGGCAAAAGTATGCAAATTCCTATGATGACAAAAAAACAAAGAGCTGCTAATCAAGAAGCTATAAGTCAATCAGTTAGAAAATTTATGAAAGATAAAATTGGTAGAAAGAAGTTAGGTGGTAGTATAAAAAAAGTTTATAGTGACTTCACAGCGAGAAGAAGAAAAAAGAAAGATGCAGGGTCAGATTATGGACAATTTTTTAGAAAACAAGAGGCCTTAGTTAATGCTCCTTCAAAAATTAAATTTGGTCTTTCAAATGAATTTATGAGAACACCAAAAAAAATTAAGAAAAAAATGTTAGGTGGTCTATTAACCTCAGGAATTAAATTAGGCTATAAACAATATAGAAAAGCTGGTGGCAGAAAAATATTAGAGATAATGAAAAGTGGTGTAAGAGGTTCAGGTAAAAGATCAGATGCAAGAGCTGATGTAAGATTTGGTATAAAACTACATGGAAGAAATTTAACAAAAAGAGATAAAGCTAAATTAAGAGATTATGCCCCTTAAGAAAAAAGCACTTAGAACAGACTTAGATTTGACTCCCAAACAAAAGATGTTTGTAGAAATCTTAGTACAAGACTATGGAACTATAACTCAACACGAAGCCTTAAAAAGAGCTGGTTACGATTGTAAAGATGATAACAGTGCTAAAGCTGTTGCTTCACAATTATTGAATAGAAAATTAAACCCTCATGTTGCTAGATATTTTGATAAAAGATTTGAAAAAGAATTAAAAAAATATGAGAGTGATAGTCTTAGAAGATTTAAAAGATTTGAAAGACTTTCAGATAAAGCTGAAAAGAAAGAGCAGTTTGCTGCAGCAATTAATGCTGAATATAGATCTGGTCAACTCGCTGGAGCTTTTATAGATAGAAAAGAAGTAACAGTTACTGGTTTGGAGGGAATGTCACGTGAGCAACTTGAAAAAAAATTGGAAGAATTATCCAACAAGATTGATGGGTACAACGCCAAGACGATTGAAGCTGAGCCAGAAGACGTTAAGTCAACTCAAAACGGCTAGTTGGTCTGATTGGCTTAATGCATTTAATCAAGTGCATAACTCAACAATGACAACATCAATAGGAAAAATTAAGGTTGAGATAGATGAGTAGAGGTAAAAGAAAATCTAAGAGACGAATAAAAAATAAAAAAACAATTCCTCTAAATTATAAAAAACTTGGTAGTAATATAGCTGATTATCCTTTTGTGGAGATAGAGTGGAGTGATATCGAAGGGGATGCAGGTTGGTCTGATACTAAAGCGTTAAACAAAGAAAAATTACCTGTATGTGTATCTAAAGGTTATCTTGTAAGTCAACAAAATGGTGTCACTAGAATATTTACAGATTACATCAAAACTAAGGATAAACCAACATTTGACAGTATAGGAAATACAACTATTATACCTACTTCAGTAATACAATCTATTAAGAAGTTAAGTTAATTATGGGAACATCAAATAAAGAAAGTAGGCTTTGGAAAAAAGTTAAACAAGGCTTACCTAAATGTTTCTTAACTCGCATAGAATCTAGTACAATTAATGGTATTCCTGATGTTCATGGAGTTGGAGATAGTAAACTTTTTTGGATAGAACTTAAATCAGATGAAGCTAGTTATCCTAAACTAAATAAGTGGCAAATAGTTTGGATTAACAAATATATTAAAGCTGGTGGAACAGTTTTTATCTTGAAAGAGACCCTTTCGAAGAGGTCTCTTAAACTGTACAGACCGGTGTCCGGTTTCACGGATCCTCGTTCCCTTGTGCCCGTTTTCTCGTTCTCGTTCCCTGTACAATGGCCAACGGTGCAGGAGCTCCTGCTGGGGGGAGCATGCTCCAGGAAGCAGCTGGTAGCCTGATGTCGTTCTCGTTGACAAACCTCGCTCGTTCTCGTTTAAAGGACACCTGCTGGGCCCAGCAGCGTAACCTTCAGCACAGTCAGCATCCTTCGGAAGCTCTCGTTTCCTGCCCACGTTTTCTTTTACCTCTTTTTGTTAGTTTGCGTGGGCTGGTAACGCGAGATCCCGTTCTCGTTTGAAAGAGAAACCTCGTTCTCGTTCACAGGACAAAGGACTGAGCTCCCTGCAGCTAGAACTTCGGGGTGCTGGATCAGGAGAACTTCGTGCTTGACAGGTATCCCATGATGTCGTATCGTTTAGAAAACTAAAGGAGAAAATATGACAGTTGATTTTGAAGCACTGGATCTCGTTCGAGGCGAAAATAAATCTCGTTCCTATCACAAGAGAATAGATGAGCTCCAGCAGCAGGTGAATGACCTTCAGGAGCTGGTAGCACAGATGGTACAGGAACTACCAATGGAAAAGAAATGGTCGTTTGAAGAGAGATTAAAGAAAATAAAAAAAACAGCTTGACATATATCCCATCGTATCTTATGTAAGGACTGCCTACGTGTGAGACTGTTATGCCATGGCCGCGCAAGTGTCTTGTTCCACATGTAGGTGTTATAATTAACAAAGGAGAAATATGAAAATACACAAGAACTCAAAGTCGCTCGAGAAGCTCATAAAAGAAATTAATTCAAAGAATGCACCACCGGACGGATGGAAGGCTGCAGATCGCGTTACGCAGGACAAACCTGAAGCTGGGAAAACTTACGCGTTAACCGGCGGTCCCGGTGCACGCTGCATTGCCAACGGTAACACTTGGAAGGACAGTGTGGTGAAGGAGGATAAGTGAGGGCCTCGTCGCAATGAGTCTTGTCGTTTTATATCTTTGCTTACTTTTCCTGGCACCCAGCGCTACGCTGCTGGTAACTGGGATCCTGATGCTCTCGTTTGCAGGACTACTTTAACATTCTCGTTTCTCGTTTGAAAGGATAGCCCGTGTTGCTTCCAGTCACCTTCAAGCCGAGCCCAGCCAGCGCTACTACCTCTTGTGCTGACGAAAGGAATGGGCAGGTTTCTAGTTTAGAATAATTCTAAAAGATAATTGTTGCATTGATAGGTGGGATTTGATAAGACATTCTTTCGGTTAGGGTATCACCAAGGGGATTAACCCAAAGCATACCCTTAAATTAACAAAGGAGTAAAAAATGGGATTAGACCAACACGCACATCTAAGAGGTCATAAAGTAGATTGGGATAAATACTTTGATGACGATAAGGAAGAAAATCAAAAGGTCTTCGTTTGGCGTAAACACGCAAGACTGCAACAGTTTATGGCTGTAAAATGGGCAGAACAAAACCCAACTGTAAAGATAGAGGGACACCTGCAACATTTAGGTTTTAATGGCGACCAAGATGCACCCTGCTACATGACCGAAGACGTCGTAAAAGATTTAGCAGTTCAAATAGAAAAAGGTTATTCTGATTGCGTTGCACGAGACGGATTTTTCTGGGGACAACAGTTTCAAGAAGAATCAGTTAAAGAATACAAAGAGCAGGACATCAAGTTCTTAAAATTTTGCGAACAAGCAATCAACGAAAAGAAAGTCGTTGAATATTGGTGTTCGTGGTAATGACTAAAGATAAAAAGAACGAGGCGACAAATGTCGCCTCGCCTCGTCTCGCTGGGGAAAAAGCCCAAGATGAGTTTGTTAAAAAAATTGAACTGCTGGTGGCAGGGCTAGAAAAAACAATGCAACTAAAGATTGAGCCAAATGTTAATACCATTAATAATATCATTAATAAAAAAGATAAAAAAAAGTTAAATTAACTGTTGCAATAGTTATGGGATTTGATAAGACAAGCTATCAATCATTAGATTGTGTAAATTAAACTAATAAAAGGGGTCTTATGACACAAGCACAAAAAAGACTAAAGATAGAAGAAAAAAAAATAGTTCTATCTTATGTCCAACTAAAGCTTAAAGCGAATAGACTAGCTAAAGAGTTAGACACAATGAAACAAAACATTGTTGATTGCTTTGAGAGAACAAACCAAAACTTAATCATTGTACAAGATGACAATGGCAACAGCTTTGGATTACAAAAAATAAATCGTAAAAGAAAAAAGTTTGAGACAGCAAACTTTAAGATTGCTCATAACGATTTGTATAACAAGTTCACTACTGAATTAAATTATTCAGAGTACAAAGCAATAGGAGATACAAATGCCCAATAATGATTTGATTAATATTGCAAACGTATTAAGTGAGAAGTTAAACTCAAATACACCAACAGCACTAGCTGATATGGTTATTGACAACGGGCAAAAGAAACAACTCAATTATGAGATTATGTTTCAGTTGTTAATGGGTGAGTGTGAAAAACACATACTTGAAAATAATGGCAACCCTGTTGTTGATGAGTTCAAGGACAATGTACTAAAGAAGTTTAGCACATTAGTTCAGGCACTACACACAACCGAATAAGTTCATATGAAACCAATGGCGCGTTTGCGCCATTGGTGTATCTACACCACACAAGGCTCAATTAAACTACCAACCACAAACGTAGAATTGTCATCAGGCGACGACGCTGAAAAAACCCTGTTTTTTTGCGAAAGAGGTTTACAAAGCAATATATACAAATATACTTAGGACCCAAACGGTATGAATATTGAACATTTATCAGAAGAAGAATTAAAAGATATAATTTTTAAAAAACAACTTGAGTGGATCAAGTTATGCCAGGATAATTTTATTATTTTTGCAGAGACTGTTTGGCAAGATTTTATATATCGTAAAACAAAGGACCCAAAGAAGTGGGGGCACCATCAAATAATAGCTGAAGCATTTGAAGGCATCGCTGATGGAGACGAAAAGAGGCTCATCATCAATATGCCACCACGACATACTAAATCAGAATTTGCATCTTATTTATTCCCTGCTTGGTTTATTGGTAAGTATCCAAAGAAAAAAATCATGCAAGTTTCACACAATGCTGAACTTGCTTCAAGGTTCGGTAGCAAAGTTAGAAATTTAATGAACACAGCAGAATACAAACAAATTTTTGGTAATGTACAATTAAGAGAAGATAGTAAGGCAAAAGGACGTTGGGAGACCAATCATGGTGGGGAATACTTTGCAGCGGGTGTTGGCGGTTCTATCACAGGACGAGGGGCGGACTTACTTATTATCGATGATCCAC